TCATCAAGAGCTGAAGCCATGACCACCCCCCGCAAGTTCTATTTCCAGATCCGTTCGGCCAGCGTGATCGAATCAATCACGGCTCACACGCTGGCTGAGGCCAAGCAGATTGCCGAGCAATCCGGCTGGTTGCCTTGGTTCTCCGAGATGGAATGGCTCAACCCCGAAACCGTTACCGACCCAGCAATCCATGACTAACAGAACAGCAGCACTGGTCCCATGGCAGTGGAGCGAAGAACTGCCCACCAGCCAGCACGGTGAAGGTGTGAGTCGACCGCAATCCGGCAATCAAACCCGGGAGTTTCGCGTACTGGTTTCCAAGCCCGGTGCCCAGCCGATGACCTGGATAACTTACGCGGAATCAAAGCGCCACGCGATCCGCTATGCCCAGGCCCGTTGGCCCGGTGCCGAAGTGGAGGTGGCGTGATGAGTGACCACATTCGCGCCAAGCTGGAGGCGCTCATCAGCGATTCCGGCATGTTCCATGCTGGGCAGCAGGACGAGCGGTTGCGGCTTTGCAGGCTGATCGACATCCGACTGGATGACCTAGGCAAACTGGGCCGCGGGCCGATCATCTCAGCCCGTCGAGACGAACTGCTCATCATTCGCCAAGCACTACGAGATCACCCATGAAGCAATTCCAACTAGACAACCGCCGCCACGAAATGCTCGAGGCCTTGTACGCCAAGAGCGGCCGCGCTGATCTGCCTAAAGGCGATCCACTGCGCTCGACCTACACCGGACTGTGGCAGGAGTTCTGCCAGGATCTCGGCCCGAACTTCCGCGATGCCGATTACGAACAGCTACATGCTGACGTATGCGAGGCCATGGATGACATCAATTCAATCATGACGCCAAAGCAAGCGCAGCAGGCGATTGCCGTATGCCGCCGCTACCTACTGGGGAAGTGGGCATGAGGAGACTTCTGCTGCTGCTGGCCATACTTGCGGCGCCGGCTCAGGCTCGGACTGTCACGGCCACCGTCTACGACCCCTGGTACAACGGGCGAGCTGATGCTTGCGGCGGCACCTACCGTCACTGGGATTTATCCGCAGCCCATCCTTGGCTCCGCTGCGGCACGCTGGTTACGGTCACCCACAAGGGCCGCAGCTTGGTGGTACCTATCACCGACCGCTGCGACTGCAACAGCATCGACCTGTCAGCAGGTGCTGCCTATCGGCTTGGTGTGCCGCTGGATGGGATAGGAACCGTGAGCATCAGCTACTGATGGCGCCGGATGTCTTCACAACCGGCGGCCTGCGCATCGAGCGCCGCCATGATCGCTGGAACGGCACCAGCTACATGGCTTGGCGGCCACATGTCTCGATGCTGTTCACCGACCCCAAGGAGCTGCTGGCGTTCATCGGGTGGCCTCGGAAGACGCCTACGGGGGAGGCCCTGCGCGAGTGGCTCAAGGTCAAACCTGCTCAGCCGGTGCCAGCAGCGCCGGCAACTAAGGCCAGCGGCTTCGGCCCTGACCCTGAGGATCCCAACTACCAGACCCGCACTGTTATCTGACATGGATTTGGTCAACCAGCCGCCGCACTACCGCCAGGGCAAGATCGAGTGCATCGACGCAATCGAGGCCGCACTGACGCCAGAGGAGTTCCGCGGCTACTGCAAGGGGAACGCGATCAAGTACATCTGGCGCGAGCGGCACAAAGGCTGCGTCGAGTCCTTAAAGAAGGCGCAGTGGTATCTCGCCCGACTGCTCGGCAAACTGGAGCCATGAACGGATCACACTTGGCAAGCCTGAGCTTCTGGGAACGGCTGGCGGTTGCGCTGCTGGTGCGCAGCCCACGGACCAGCCTGCTGGTGGTGAAGGAGCGTGACACCTCGATCGTGTTCGTTTCGGCCGATAGGACGGATCGGGTGGCCGACTATGTCGTCTCGGGTCTTCAGAACCCCGATCCGGCTTGCATGGTCCTGGAGCGGATCTACCACTCGGCCAGCTACGGCGAGGCTGAATGATCAGCCTGTACGGTGGCCGGTTGCTTCTCTTCTGCGATCGGGCCGACCGTACCTGGCGCGCCCGGGTGGTACTTGGCCCGAAGCCTGAGCACCAGGTCGAGGCCGACACAGGCGCCATCCGGCTGCAGGATGCGATGCTGCGCGCGCAGTCGATTTACCAGATGGCACGTGCCAAGATTCGGCCGGATGATGCGCCGCGCATGTGCTGGGACTGCATTCAATGGGAGGCAACGCGCAAGGGATGCGGTCTTGATTTCCCCGAAGCGCGCCAGAGCGGCGGCCGTTTTGCGGCACGCTGTGAGCTGTTCGTGGCCGACCGCTAGGACTCGCCAGACACCCAGCGGGCGATTGCCCATTCACGGGTTGATGTCCAGAACGGCTGCTCGCGATACCAGTCCACCCAATGCTTATGGCCTTTCTGGCTGTTGCACATTAAACAACAGCTGATCATGTTGTTGCGGACGGTCAGCCCGCCGTAGACCTTGGGCACGACGTGATCGAGGGTGGGGCTGCGACCGAGCGGATCGCCGCAGTAGGCACACTCATAGTTCCAGGCGAGGTGGATCTGATCACGGGCTGATCGCCGGGTGACCAGGCGGGTGCCTTCAATGTGTGATTTGTCCACCGAGATCGAGCGGCAGGGGCAAGGCCTCGACTGAAAGCTCGAGGATGTCGTCGTCGTTGCCGATGTGCTCTGTGATGCGGCTGTAGAGATCAGCCGGCAGCTCGTCTGGGTTGGTGTCGGAGCGGTAGATGACTTTTGCGGTGATCTCGATCAGGAAAGCCTGCATGGGATGATCGCCGCTTAGCCAACGGTAACGGACGCGACCTGATCGACTGGAGTGTTACAGATTGTGAACAGGTTGGCTTGATCGAGGAGGGTGCGCTGCGGGTGGTGTAGGATTTACACATCAACCGCACCGGATCTGTGATCTTCTCCACCCTCGCTCAAGTCCAACTCCGCAAAAACGTCGCCACCGTCCCCGCCGACGATCAAGGCCGCCAGTTCTTCGCCTTCGGCACCGGCGCCCCCCAGCGCGCCATGACCGAGCAAGAGCTGATCAACTGGGCCAACGGCAACTACAACATCCGCTGAACCCTCACCGGGCCGCTCCGGCGGCCCTCCCAACCATGCCCAAGCTCGACCCCGAATACGACCACATCCCCGAGGACGAGGCCGAGGATGACGACGACGACCGCGACCACCCCAGCCTGACGGCTGCCGAACGCAACCCATCCCTCAAATGACCTACATCCTTGACCTTGGCCTGTGGCACGTTGGCCCGTTCCCGACCCACATCGCAGCGCAGCACTGGGCCGAATCCCATGGTGTCGAGAACTACCGCATGATCCCGTTGGATGATCCGGCCGAAGCACCTGCCAAGGTCATTCGCTACCGCCAAAGCCGGGCATAAAAAAGCCCGACGTCATGCACCGCCGGGCTTGGTGTCTCCACCTGCACAGGTTAGCCCTTGCTTGCTGTGACGGCCTCATTCATGTTGTAGCGCCCAGTCACCGCATAGGTGCGGGCCGGGATGCCATCCATCTTCTGGAAGACCATCTGGCCGATCTTCATGCCAGGCCAGATCGCAATCGAGTGATACCGCCGAGCGTTAGTGAGCTCCAGCGTCAGTCGGCTGCCATGCCACCCTGGATCGCAGAAGCCAGCCAGCAGGTGCTCGATGCCCTCCCGTGCCCGGCTTGACTTGAGCACGAACTGAGCCGCGATGAAGTCCGGCAGGTTGAACATCTCGCGGGTCTCCGCCAGGCAGAACTCACCCGGCGCCAGCCAGTAGGGATCGGCCTGAGTGTAGTGGCCGATGCCGAGGATTTCCAGCTCGTGGCGGTGCTCCACCTCGACCATCAGCCGGTCTCCCAGCAGCACGTCGATGCTGGCCGGGTTGACCAGATCAGGATCAAATGGCACCACCATCGCGTGCTTGCTGCACAGGTGATAAATCTCGTAGTCGGGCAGCGGCACAAGCTGATCAGTGAACCAGCCATAAACTTAGGTGTTCGCTCAGATCACAGGACCCTCTGATGGCCACCATTCGCCTGGCTGATGCCGCCAAACACTACCAACAGCAACCGCATCAGTTGGCGGCCTGGAACGCGCTGCAGCAGGTCCTGACCACCAAGGAGGTGGAAGACTTCGCCGCCCTCTACCGCGCGGCCCCTGCGGTCAAGTTATCACCCACCAGCAACCCGCTTTCGGTGCGGTGGCAGAGCCAGCTCGATAACAAATCCGGCACCGGCTACCGGGAGTGCTTCAGCTCGAGCTGCGCCATGCTCGCGATGCACTGGAACAAGGTGGCGAACGACGACGCCTACAACACGATCCGCTCCAAATATGGCGACAGCACCGACGCGCAGGCGCAGCTGCTGGCGCTGCGCAGCTTGGGCCTCAAGGCCAACTTCCACACGGATGGCACGCCGATCAAGCTGGAGGCCGAGATCAATGCTGGCCGGCCTGTGGCTGTGGGTTGGCTGCACCATGGTCCGGTGTCTGGCCCGTCTGGCGGTGGCCACTGGTCCGTGGTGATCGGCTACACGGCGACAAGCTGGATCCAGAACGATCCAAACGGTGAGGCCAACCTGATCGGTGGTGGCTACACGGCCAACACCAAGGGTGCTGGTGTGGTCTACAGCCACCAGAATTGGAACCCCAGGTGGATGCCAGGAGGGACCGGCGGTTGGTACCTTAGTTGCTCTCTGTGACTCTCAAGCTGGTGGTAGGACCACCCGTGACCCAAGCGTCACAGGTTCTATCACCAGCGCACTTGAAATCAAAGATTTCGCAGTAGCCCAAATTAGCCAAACCCATGATGGCCAAGGACGCATTGCCTGGCTCATCGCCAAGACCATTTTGAATGCAAGTCAGCATTTCATTTGTCTGGATGAAAGCCGCGCAATTTTTGCAGCGAGATCCTTTGGCATCAGTGACGGTTGTGTGCCACATCTTTGCCTTGTTCATCCAAAAGCTAAGATTTGGTTCTTCAGGTTGAAGGGGACCATAACGGGCTTTGTCAATAGCAACCTGCCGATTTGCTAGGTTGGCTGCAATGTCTTGTGTTGCTACTGGACAGGCTGCCATGATTAGCGTTTGACAAGTGGAGTGACAACACCAGCCAGGATCTCGACGGCCCTATAAAGCTTGACAGCCATCCTGCTGTACTTGCCTAGAAACTCGTCGTCTTTGGGGGTAGGAGTGAGGTTGACGATCGCCACTGCAGCACCGTGAACGGCGATGGCAACAGCAATGTACTCAGCGATGCGGTCCATTTCAGGATTCGCGGTGTGCTTCTAGCTTAGCAATACGCTGCTCTGCTATCCCAAGGCGCCCAAAGGTCTCCTTGCGATCAGCGCGGATGTCAACGTGAAGCTCTTCCAGCCGGGTGGCCACGTTCTCGACCGCAACGGTGAGGCGGGTGACCACCTCGCGGTTGCTGGTGTTGCCACGGATGACGCCACCCGTGGCCATGACAAGAGCAGTGAACGCTGAGCCGACTAAGGCGGCAATGACTTCGATCATGGTCCGCAGTGGCGTCAGCCCAGTTTAGGCCCACGGCACCCCAGCCGCCTTGGTAGGAGCGGCCTGCTCATCCAGTTAGGCCACCGGAGCCTTCGATGCCTCGTAGGCGGCAACCACCTCAGGCGTCCACAATGCAGCAGCAACGGCTTGCAGCTCGGCGCAGTCGTCGCTGACGTCGTCACCAGGTGCGCGGGTGTGGCGGTGATAGGTCTTGCCTACTTCAACGCCATCCTTCTCGATGATGTCAGCACGACGGCATTGGATGATGGAATAAGGCGGGATGATTTCTAGCTGATGCTCATGACGCTCTGTGAATGATGCCATTTTAGGAACTGCCGACTGGCAGGAACAGGTTTAATGGTTGTAGTTTTGAGCCGTTGCGGGCTATTTAATTAAATTGCGTAAACGCCAGCAAATGTGAAAAATTTACCGCTCATGGTTGCATTCGTTATATTAAAACCGGGAGTCAATAAAAACGAATTTGTAGTATTGGTACTCAAATAAGTAAAACTAGCAACGGGCGCATCGCTATAAATAACAGACAATACAATGTTGTCAGCGGCAGCAAATGGAAACGAAGTAAACTGAGCATTATTTGTGTTTGCCGTTACCGGGTAAGTAATAATTCCTTGAATGGCGACTGTTCTGCCTATTTTTGTGTATCTACAGCTTGCAACGGTAAAAGACAATCCGGCCCCACTACTGTCTGTAGGAGTCCACGTCCCCTCCTCATAATCGTCCAGCGTATTAACATCACTTGCTGCTACGGCAGTTGCAGGGAATGTGATGCCGCTGGTAAGTTGCAGGATGCCGCCGTTGGCATTTGCAGATACCCCAACTAAGAGCCTGCCGGAGCTGTCGATGCGGGCGCGTTCGGTTCCATAGGCATTAGTACCACCAGTAAAGAATCGAATCTGGCCATCCCATCCACCAAGCGCACTAGCAGATCCACCAGCGTACAAATCCAGCAATGCTGATGGACTTGAGGTCGTGAAGTTGATTCCTCCAGTTTGTTGACCCCTGGAAAAATCTATTGAATATCCCCTGTAATCAGGGGTAAAACCAGTTTCAGAAATGTGCAGACTTGGGGCGCTAGCGCTTCTTAGGTCAAGTAACGAGCCAGGCCCAGTAGTGCCAATCCCTACAAACCCCCCAGAGGTAACGTGAAACCTATTTGTGCCACCGGTTGCAAGTGCAACCGTATCAGCACCGGGTGAGAATAGTCCAGTATTGAGGTCCCCAGTGAACGTAATCGACGGGGTGCCGACTGCTCCAAGGGGTACATCAACTGCCAGCGTTGAGCTGACTGCGGTGGTGCTGACTGCTAAGCGGCTAGTACCGCCGGTGGTGATTGCTAGTTGATCGGCACCAGGTGAGACCAGTCCGGTGTTGAGATCGCCTGATACGGCAATGCCCGGCAGTGCTGCGGTGCCTGCTGTGACGGCTAGGACGCCAGTCATGGTGCCGCCAGCCAATGACAGCAGCCCAAGGTTGGCGCTGGCCAGCGTGCCGATCGTCACCCATGCGCTGTTGGCCGCATTGCGGATCTTCAGCAGTCCGGTTGTGGTATCCGCCCACCACTGGTAGGCATACATCGTCGCTGGTTCACTGGCGTTGCTGTTCTGGCTGACGATCGCGGCCAGTGCTCCGTTTAGGTCGGAACGTACTGCACTGCCGGTTCCGTTCGAGATCACATAATCGTGAGTAGCCACAAGTTAAGCCTGTGATTGTGTTGCCATTCTACACCCCACGTCCATAACCAACTGCGGTGTAGGTGAAGTTACGGTTGATGGCCGTACCAGCAGCATTGCGGAAGGTGACCTGGAAGTTGGTGTCGGTCACGGTGCCGAGCGTGAAGTAGTCGCCTGTTGCCATGTTCTGCGCTGTGATGCCGATGCTTGGCAGGTAGGCATTGACCCCGCCGATCGCTGCTGTACCGGTAAAGAATGCCTTGTCAAAGGTTATGGTTTTGGTGCCTGCGCCACTGGCGACGACGCCATTGCTTTGCTCGGTGCGGCGCTGGAACGTAGCATCATAGCCAAGCTCATCAATCAGAATGTTTTCTGCCGGATCAGCTGATTGCAAGACAGCCTTGAACTGGAACCCTCGACCCAGGAACGTACCAGTCACAAAGGGTTGGTATTCGCTCCATGTCGGTATGCCGGATGGGTTGTCATTTGTGCGCCGTAAGTACAGAACAGAATTAACCGAGTCATTGACGGCACCATCCCAGTCTGACCAGAAGTCAACTTCGCCAGTCCGGCTATCAACCAAGTCGCTGGGGAAGAAACCACGGGTGACAAAATAACGGCTTAGGTCGATGCTATAGACCGCGCCAAGATCAAGCGTATTTGCAAAGACATAATCACCTTCTGGCCATGTAGCACCAAGATAATCAAACGCTGGAATCAAATCAAAATCAGCAATTGAATCCAAACTGCTTTGACCATGCAACGTCAACGCATCGAACTCCTCGCTATAGAAGACATTTGTTTTGGTGCCTTGAAATGGTGGGACGTCTTGATCTTCACGTCTGCTTACGATTGGCAATGAGCCTAGCGTTTCCGGTAGGTCAACGATGACGCTAGTTGCATCAGTTGATTGCCTGCCGCCATCATCCTGGAACTTGACCAAGATCTCGCCTTCCAGCAGCGGCACGATCGCTTCGGTTTGCGTGCCAG